GTTAAGGCCGCTAAGAGGACTTGTTGTTGCTTCCATGTATCAAGCCCTGCTTTCGATAGCATTCCGTTAATTGTTGTAACACTTGGGAGAAGTCCAAGTTTCCGTGCGTCACGGAGCGTTGTGTTGCGTTCCTGCCCGTTTGCCCCCCTGACGGTGTATGCACTTTCCCCACTTTTGGTATACCAGTGACCTGATTCACTTAGTTTCTCCTTAACAATCATGTTAGTCCTTAGAATGGAATATCGCTTAAATCATCGTCTTGAATCTTGGGCGCATTCTTTTCACGCTCTTGTTGACCCCGCCACTCACTACTCTCCGCTATCTTTTCTTTATAGTACTTAGGTAGCGCATCGTATTCTTCCTGTTTATAACTTTGTAGCCAAAAGATTTTGGTGGGGTTAACACCTTCAGGCTGGGCGTTACGCAATGCGCTAGGCACAGGACTGATACCTGAGATATTAGCGTACTTACCATCTTCACTATGCGTAATATTGACCATGCAGAACTTACCTAATAAGTTCTTGAGGTCAAAGTTCTTACGATCTTCAGCAGTCATTTTTTTACTTGACCAAGATTCTAAGTCTTGGCGTAATCGTGCCTGATCGCCTAAACTAACGGTATATCGTTTGGACACGATTAAAGGCTTACCATCGTCTGTTTTTAATGGTTTGCCATCCTCATCATCCCCGTGCAGTTCCCAAGTCAATACAACCTTGTGCATAATCTTGGTTTCTCCAGCCCATTCTGTAGCTTGGTGACCAAGGTCAATGATAGAAAAAAGCCGTGCCATTGAAAGCCCTGCTGGGGCAATTTTAAAATCTCGTTGAGTATCAGAAATAATCATTTTTTCTCTTTCGTTAATAGGTTTCTAACAATGTTTCGGCAATACGCATTAGCGGCAGTTTCTTCTGAATCACTAATCTGAAGTCTAGCCGCATCCTTGTACTCAGGGTTAAATACTTTTAGACCCCGTGCTAGTAAGTTTGACTTTTTGTTTGCGCTAATCCTGCCATCGGTGACCTGACGGATAAAGTTCTGCGCTACATTAGGCAGTTCGTTAAATTGCTGGTGACAAAGGTTTGCGTAGAGTTCTTTGACATAGTTTTGGTTATACCCGTCAAGGATTAAACAGACTGCCGCAGTACGCATGGGCGCAGAGGAATAGACCTTAATCTGTTTACCGCAATACTCGACTAAACTATCAGACACCTCGCCCACACCCGTGTTATAGATTTCTAAGCATTCTTCTGCGCTAGTAACTGAATTACCACCGTAGACCAGTCTAGCCAATATACGGCATACCTCGGTAGTCCTAACATTAATGCCTGTCAGGTCTGACAATGTACGCTTGATGCCGTTATCTAAGACCTTGTAAGCTTCATCACTAACACCAGTGCTGACTAGCATTTGTACTGGCGTATTGGCTTCTACAATGGCTTGTAGGCGGTGCTGTCCGTCAAGTAACCGACCTGACTTAGATATTCCTAAACCTTGATGGGTCAATATCCAATCACCACGCTTGATAGCCTTGGCTAGACAAGATACATACCAACCCCGTAATTGGCGGTTATCGGTGTTTTTGGATAAATAAACCTTTGCCATTTCAGGCGTTACTAGCTGTACTTGTGGGTTCATTTTAAGTTCCTAGCTAAAGTGTTATTGGTATCGACTAACATATTCCAAAGCATCTGACCCGCATTAGACATACGGTTAACTGGCGCAAAACCACAGCCATAGCGCAGTAAGTCAATTTGTTCTTTGGATAGATCAGAGCCACCTTCTAGTACATCAAAGATTTTGTCTAGCTGACCCTGTAATTGAAGTAAGTCATTTGTTTGCGATTCTATTTCACTCATAAGAGTTCTCCTGTTATCACGGCACATACCGTACAACCATATTAATCTAACTTAACAAATAATGCAAGAAATATGTTAAGATACCTTATGAACTCAGTCGCTATCATTCGTTTATTAGGTGGCCCTACCAAGGTTGCTAAATTGCTAAATATCAGCGTTCCTGCCGTATCTATGTGGCAGAACGGGGACATACCCTACGATAAGCTGGTGATCCTAGCCGCAACCCTTGAGAAACAAAGCCACGGTTTAGTAAACCGAAAAACCTTATTTCCTGAAACTTATAAATTAATTTGGCCTGAACTTGAATAACATTACCTTGTGCTGTATTGATTCCGTACAGCCTGAAAAAGCTAAAAAGGCAATGGACAGGTGCAAGGAAAACTTTAATTTTGGCGGTGAAATCTTTATAAATGACCCCAAAATCAATAGCCGCCAAGCGTATAGCAAATTTATCCTTCAGGAACTCTATAAACAGGTCTATACGGACTTTGTTTTAATAGTGCAATGGGATGGGTACATTATTAACCCTGACGCTTGGAATGACCAATTTTTGGAATATGACTACATTGGGGCAGTATGGCCTTGGCATCCTATGGGTAGACAAGTAGGCAATGGTGGCTTTAGCCTACGCTCAAAGGTGCTTTGCCAGCTAACAGCCAGCCCTAACTTTGTTTATTCTGATGACAATGAAGATGACCAAATTTGCCACCTAAACCGTGTATATCTAGAAAATCAGGGTATCAAGTTTGCCCCAGTAGAAATAGCCCGTTATTTTAGTTTTGAGCGTGAACTGTCTAATATTAAAACATTTGGTTTTCACGGGGATTTTAATTTTGAAAGACTTGGGGTATACTAATTAGGCAGATTGAACCCTGTTTGTAGTAATCCACAAGACCCTATAGGGTAGCTTTGAGCATTTAGCAAAAGTCGTGGATTCTTTTGTTAAGTGGGTTCAACTTAGAGCTACCTTATGGGGTTTTTCTATTTCTGCCGTACTCCAAACGATATTAAGCACTTAAATGGGTGGCGTGGAATAGAGCATGGGCTGGTTTACACCTGACAGCAAGCCCCGTAGACTTGAGTGGGTACTACACAAGTTACAAGGACAATGGTGATAGACAACCTTGTATCGAATGAACACTACCTTCGGGAGCATTAGTTTGGGATCAACTTCCCAAATGGATGGGGTGCTATCACCTTTGGGGAACTATTGCCAAAAAACAACACTAGGGAAAGTACCTACAAAATAATTATAAAAAACCCTTGACATGGTTAAGCTACCTTAATAAACTACAAGTACTCAATAACGAGTGAGATAGAAAAAGGAGAAGCAAATGAAATCAAAAGGTCAAGGTAAAAAAGAGTTTGTAGTAATGCAATTTGATGACTACAAAAATGAATGGCGTAACTGGAGTGTTCCAGTAACTATCAAACAAGCGTACTTTATTCTTGCTCGCAAAAACGCTAAATATTACAAAATTGAGCAAATCGCTAAATGATTGAAACCATAATGACCGTGTTTGCAATAGGAACTTTTATCCTATTTGCCACGGTCATGATAATTGCCGTTTTTATTTACTATTGGACTAACTGAAAGAACGCAAAAGATGAGTTCTTGGCTAATCATTGTTACAGGTGTGATTTACGGATATATAGCTGTAGAGCAAGGCTTTAAAGGCAATTTGCCTATGGCGGTTGTATATAGCGGTTATGCTTTTAGTAATGTTGGACTTTATATACTCGCAACAAAATAGGGGCATAGTGTGGACTTTGAAAAGTTTTGGATGAATTGGCCTAAAAAGGTCGCAAAGAAAAAAGCCGAGATTGCTTGGAAAAGATTGACTGACAATGAAAAGCGTGAAGCGTTAGAAGCGTTGCCAAAGCACCTTAGATATTGGCAACTTAAACGCACCGAAATAGACTACATCCCATACCCTGCATCGTGGATCAACGGTCTTAGATTTCAAGATGTTTTAGACATGACCCCAGTTAAAGAAAAAATGGACAGGTCTTGGATGTTTAGCCAACAAGGTATTGAGAACAAAGCTAGAGAACTAGGTATTTTAGGTAATGGGTACGATAGCTACGATACTTTAAAGAAAAAGTGCATGATGCGAATGGGTATGGAGATTGACTGAACATCAATACCAATGTGCAGTACGGCAATTGTGCAAGTGGCGTAATCAATGGGGGTTAGCAAGGTTTAGGGAATACCTATCAAAATACCAAATTGATAGTAATTTACTACAAGGCTATGCTGACCAATATGGTAAAAAAAATCAAGGTAATTGGGGGGAGTGGAGATGAAAGAGTATGACCCACACGAAGCAATAGACTTTATATTTAAAACAGCACCGCAATACGCTAAAGCAAGCGGTGAACTAGCCCAGCTTGAGAACTTTAGGCA